CGAGACTGACCGGGCGGGGCTGGGCGGCGGCTATATACCCCGCCGGTGACCCACTGCACCCAAGCGCACCCGGAACGGCTAAACAGCACAGGCAGCAGCGCAGGCCGTGCCGGGTAGATCGGGACGGCGGCGGGCGCTGGACTGCCTGCGCAGTGTGTCCGAAACTGTGCAGATGCGGACAGCACGACTTTGCCATTTTTTACCAGAAAAATAAATCAGAAAAATCTTATATTTTTTATCCAAAAAGGCTTGACATATAAGATATATCTGATATAATAGAATCAAGATAAGACATATCTGATAAACCACATCACGAAACACCAAAACAGGAGGACAAAAACCATGAAAAAGGCCTATAAATGTAGTGACCTCTATACCGCCACATTTGAGGACGGCGCGTTAATGACTGGCACACTTAACCAGCTCTATGCAGCCCAGAACAACCGCAAAATGACCATTAAGCCCGTTGTGTGGCTCTGGCTCAGTGACAGTGGCCTGTATATGGTAGACTACATCTTAGAGGGTGCGGGCTGGACACTGGGAGTATTTGACACACTGGCAGACGCAGAAAAGGCAGTGGCGGCGTTTAACGCACAGCCCGCCACAGATGTGGCAGCAATGCTTACGGCGGATGCTCTAAAGCTCTTTACCTGTGAGGTAGAGTGCAAGGCACTGGGCGACGATGGCAAACAATATAATGCCGTTTGGTGCCCCGATTGTGGGCAGATTTATTACACCATCCCGGCAAAAGTTAAGGTGCTAGGCTACATCCCGCAGTATAAGGAGGACTAACCGATGACGAGAACCGACGAATTGAACGCAGAAATCAGAAATCAGGCTGTGCGCCTGTATCCAAAGTGTGCCGGGCTGTTTGAGTTGCCGTTGATGGTATACACTCAGATTATAGCGGACAACCTAACCCGCTCTAAGCCGTACCGCTTGAGCGTTGAGCGATGCAAAAAAATCATTTTGGCTATGCCGGAATTTGATTAAAAAGGGGTGCAAACAATGATTACTCTTGACTTTTCCCAGTGGGCTGCAATCTGGTACGTTGGCGGCATGATCAGCGGGGCGCTGGTTATGATTGCATTTCTAAACAGCTGAGGGGGCGCACAAAATGACATACACGGCAAATAAAAAGGCATACGGCCTGTTAGAATCCCTTACATATTGGATGGCTGAGATCTCCTATTGCAGGGAAAAAGATCCTGACGATATCGGTTTTTTGGAAAAGGCAGACAAAACCATTCATTTTTTGTTTGGTCAGCTTGACCGGGCAGGCGTTCCGTTTTGGGCGCAAAACTCAGCGCTTGCAATCGGTGAGAATTGGAGAGAATACGAACGGCGCAACCTCAACGTATTATTCGAGAACAAAGGAATTTTGGAGGGCTAAAAAATGACAGACTTAGAGCAAAAATGCAACGAATACCGCGAATATAAGCGGCTGGCAGAGCAGGCGGAGCAGATGCGGGACAGCCTGCGGGATGAAATTATTGCCATGATGCAGGGAGCGCCGGAGGTTGTCGCAGGCGCTTGCAAAGTGATGTATAAGGACGTTCAAAGCGTCCGGCTCGACAGCAAGCTTTTGCAGGCAGCGCACCCTGATATATATGCCGAGTGTAGCAAGCGCACCACATACAAGCGTTTTAGCGTGGTATAAAGGGGGTGTAGCAAGTGATATTATCTTGCATCCTGTTTTTCTTCTGGTTTTTTTCGGCGCTGTTTAAGGCGTCGAAGTAACGCCGACCGGATACTTTAGCGGGGCTGCACCGTAAAGCAACCCCGCCCCAGCCCAAAAGGGCAAAAAACTTTCTGCAAGTCCTGTTAATGGGGCTTGCAGTATGATATACTGACAACAACAAGCCCACACAAGGAAGGAGCATAAAAATGAAAGAGTATAAAGAAATAAAATCAAAAGACGGCCGCACCTACTATCTTAACGAAGATGATACAGTGCAATTTATTGTTGGAGATTCAGGGAGAGCATACCCGTATAGATACGATGAAAAATACCATTGCTCTACAAGCGTAGAGGGCCGATACAAATACAACTACTTGAGAAGGCTGGAAAACGAAGGAAAAATTTCTTGGAATTAACACAGCTCAACCCCGCCCACGCTGGCGGGGCTTTTCTTTTGCCTTGCACCTGCTGAGGATGCAGGGCTTTTATTTTGCCTTGTTGCAATGCAACCCCATACAAGCGTTTACAGCGGTCTTTCTGTCACTCATGCAATTATACCGCCTAAACTCCAAAACCGTTTACAGGGCTTTACAGGGGCTTTTCCGTTGATTTGCTCTATTCCAGCACACAATACAGCAAATACACAAGCCGCCTATACACCGCCTACGACACGCCGGAGGGCATACCGTCAAGCGCTGCACCTCCACCGATACCAGACACCACCGCCGAACCGGGCGGCTGTACAGGTCAGCACAGCCGCCCTATTATAATAATGTATATAAGGGTGCAGCGGTGCGCCCCTGTCGTGGATCCATGCCAGACAGAGCAACACATCGCAGACTATGCCAGTCAGGCGGCGCGGAACCACTGGCGGCTTGTCGCCGCATCTCTTTTCGGGCTTTCGCCCGATAGCCAATAGAGGTCAGCAATAGTCGCAGCGTTCCGGCTGGAATAGTCGTAGCTAATAGTCGTAGCTTCTCCAATAAAATAGTCGTGGAATAGTCGTAAAGTCGTCAGACGACCACCGTTTGAAAGTCCCGTATATAGTATAGTAACGGTCTGTTCGCTGATAGTCGCAGAGCAATAGTCGTAGTGTTTTCTTGCGAGCCTTCGTCAAATAGTCGTGTATTTTTTGTGTGAAATAGTCGTTTGCCTTTTAGAGAAAGGGATGTGCAATAGTCGCTAAGCCGTCAGACCATCCCCAAAATCAATATATGTCTTGACACATGTCAATTTTAATCCCAATCACATTACCTCAAAATCTTTAGCCATCGTACTTATTATAATAGTCGCAGATAATTGCTCAATCTTTTTAACTATTATTCTGCCATAATAGTCGTATCATCCGATTCGGCTTGTTCTCCTTCAATTTAATTACCGACAACTACAATCATATCATATCAACCAACTAGGATTATCCATTTGACAAATACCTCAATACTTTTAACTATCTAATAAGACTATCCACTAGTCAATTGCTTCCAATCTGTAATCAACCACTCATACAGTAATGCAACATTTCTACATATTCAACCGACTACAAAATAAAGCCAATTATCCATGTGAAATAGTCGTAGACCATCCACCAGTCTGAACCTCACGCCAGCTCTCGCCTACGGTCTGCTCTGCTGGCTAACGGTGTAGCTTTGGAGATAGAGGGTTGTAGGGGGAAAGAACCTTTACAGGCGATTGAACTCTGGTTCACTGTACTGTTGCTTCTCTTGCTCTCTGTCAATCCACATATCAGCAAAGGCCTTCCAGTTTGTTATAGGCTTTCCGGTCTTGGTCATCCAGCCTGTTCCCTCATAGTAGTTCATAAACCTGCTGGCAAGCCTGTTCTCACATCCAGCATCCAAAAAATACTCGCTCACATCCTCGAAGTCCGGCGTGCTGGCGTTCCCATCGGGCGGGTCGCCCGCTTTCTTAATAACTTTTTTTCTTTTCTTTTCTTCTATATTAAGGAGGTGAACGATTGTTCCCCTCACAGGTGAAGTATCGTTCCCCTCAGAGGTGAATGATTGTTCACCTCCCTTTTCGCTCCTTGACGATTCTTTCGGCACTTTGACGTATATCTTATCGGGCTTGTTCTTGCCTTCACGCTTGCGCTCGATCAACCCGGCTTCTTCCAGCTCTTTCAGAGACTTCTTGACCCATCGTTCTGTGAATCCAGTATCGGCAGCAAGGTCTTTGATGGGATACACGATGTATACTCGCCCTAGTTGGTCAGCAAACTTTCCGCTTCTGCTTGCCCTCTGTGACGACCTTGCACGATTGAACAGGTAAATGTAAACAATTTTCTCTGTTGGGCTAACGCCAATAGTCGAGAGGAATCGAGGGTAGACCATGTACCCATTGACCTTTGTATCGGCTGTCATGTACTGCATTTTTTCCTCCTACAATAGTCGTAGACCTCTACAATGCGCTCACAGCCCCGTAGAGCCGTGCCAGAGCCGTTTTCCGTGTTCAGTCGATAAGTTTGCCGTCTGACCGCTAAAAGCGTTTGTAGGGCTTCTGTGCGCGTATATGCAAAAGGCTGCCATTGCTGACAGCCCATGTGCTCAATCCATCCAAGTGTACTCTTGGAATCGTTGAATCTGCTTGTTAAACGTAATGGGAAGGTCGCCTATCTCGCCTTCCTTGTTCTTGCTTAGTCGGAACAGGTACTTGTCGGGGTTATCGCCGGACAGAAGGATAATTGCATCTGCGTCCTGTTCAATCTGTCCGCTCTCTCGCAAGTCGGAGTTAGTAGGCGTTGCTCCGGGCTTGGATGGGTTTCGATTAAGCTGTGCCAGTGCCACCACAACAATGCCTGTGGTCTGTGCCAGTTCGTGCAGGGCAATGGATATAGCTGTAATGGCGGCATATCTGTCTTTTGCGCTTGTTTCGTGGATGAGTTGAAGATAGTCTACGAAGATGACCTGAGCCTTTTTACGAAGAGCCTGAGCCTTCATCCACGCCACGTTCTTTCCGGCAGCGGAGCGGATATATAGGGGCATCTTCATGTTCTTTGCCTGTCCGTCAATCTCATTCAAGCTGACCGCCTTATTTTTCACCGTGTCCAGAGGGCAGTATATTTGATTGGCCATCAGACGTGCGCCCAGCTTACGTTTGCTGGTTTCTAAGCTGAAATAGTACACGGTATAGTCCTGCTTTGCCATGCTTGCTGCTATTTGCAGAGACAGGGCTGTCTTGCCCGCAGACGGTCTGCCACCGATGATGATGAAATCACCCGGTGAGATGTGCAGCGCTTCATCCAGACGCTCTAGGCCTGTCTTGATATACACAGGCTTCTCGTCCATGTGAAGCACATAGTCGTTCAGCACATCCTCGTATGTCCACGCATCTTCTTCCTCAGCTTTCAGGCTCATTGCTTCGCCCATCTTCTGGTAAATGTCTGATAGATCAGAATAATCGGTAAGCTCGCTGGTCATCTGAAATGCCAGGCCTTGCACACGAGTGAGTGCAGCCTGTTCTCTGATAAGCTGTGCCCAACGCTGCATCTGCTCCCTGTCAATTCGTACACACTCTGATTCACAGGTTTGTACACACGCCAAGAGCGTCTGCGCTACGTCTGGATGCTGCGTGTTTATCTCAACTATATCTATCTTACCCCTAGCCGTCCAATAGCCCTTAACAGCCGCAAAAGCGTCTCTCAGCTCAGGTCTGAACAAGTCAAGTTCAAGGTCTGGTATGATTTCATCCACAACGCCCGGCTTGCAGAGCATCAGCGCACCGATAAACACCGTTTGAACGTCCATTGTCATAGTCTATGAAACTCCATCTCCGTACTTTGCTCGTACTGGTCATCCTGTTTCAATGCGTAAATGTCCTGCCATCCAGCATAGATGCTCTGGTCAAGGATAGCTTTCCAGTCATGCCGATCAAACTTTTCCAGCTTGTTGCAGAGCATCTGCTTTGCCCGGTCTGTCATAGGCTTTTTGATTCTTGTACGCATCTGTGCGAACTCTCGCAAGGATTCCAGCAGGGCTTTATCGCCATGAGCAAAGTCTGAGAAGATGTCAGGTTTCTTTTTGACTGCACTCTCCGGCAGGGTCTTGACGTTCATTTGACCGTCAATTGATACAATTGGCTCATTGTCATCTGACTTTGAACTCATAGATGAGCTGACTTTCATCTCATTTATGACATGAGGATGAGATGACTTTCGTGTAGACCATCCTTTTGACGCAATATCGCTTCTTTTTGATTCTTCATCGAGCAGATGTTTAATCAAAATGAAACAAGATTCTGCTTTTTTTGAGTTCAAAGTTGCGTCTTTTTCTTCAAAAACGTATGCACAGATTGCATCGTAGAGTTCCAACTTCTCTTTACTTTTGAGTGTGGAGATGGCTTCAAAATAATATTTTTGGAATGTAAAGCTGTCTCGTTTTTTGTCCATACTCAATCCTCTTTGTAGCGTTTGTTCCATGCTTCGATGGCTTTTTCCTTGCCAAATGTTGCAGAAGTGCTCACCCCGCATTTTCCGCAGACTACCCAACTAGCCATGTCAACATTGAGTGGATGAATCACTTTTACAGTCGGCGGTTCCGCACCGCAGAACGGGCATCTCTTAAGTTCTGTCATTTTCTGAACCCCTCTCTCGTTCTCGTGATTCGCTTATGCGCCTTTACAGGTCTTGTGCCTTTGCCGTACGCTGGTCGGATATGTTTTGCTTTAATGTATCCACAAGGTGGCTTCGGCCCAAAGTCGAAAAGGCTCAAGTCCATAATGATGATGCCAAACTTCTTGTTCGTCATATTTGTTCCTCCGGCATATCTGGTGCAAACATCCAATGTGTCACAATATAATTGTTTGGGTCTAATTTATCGTACCATTCATCTGCCCATGTATTTATTCCATACGCTGGAGTGTAATATCCAAATATCATGTATCGCCCATATTCATTTTTTCTTGGGCAAATATTGCTCACCATAAGAATTAGTTTGGAAGCGTATGAAGGGGGCATACAGTCTTTTGTAGAGTGCCATACATAATTATTCATGTTCATCGCCTACATTATTTTACTACGGTTCCATACTTTTTTATCGATTCATAAAACTCTTTATAAGATTTCAAATCAATAGGTTCGTCATATCCTTGAGATTTCCATTTTTTAAGCATGTATTGCGTTTTGTTAGATTCAATGGCTCTCCTATTTTTGATATGCCAATAACAAATACTCCTTGCTCTTTTATGGGAGTAGCCAAGTCCTATAAGCTTTTTAATAAATGTTCTTCTTGTCATATTTATTTCTCCACAGGCGGTTCTGGCATGTACGCCCAATATTCAATTTTCGAGTGATGTAAACAGTATCCGTTATCGTCCATCCAATCAAATTCCGGTATTCCATGTCGAAGGTCTTTTACAAGCCCTCCGCATGACACAGCCCTGTCTATTTTCCCTTTGAAAAAATCGAAATACACCCCAGACAGTAAAAGACTTTTAGATGAAAAGTAGCCATTTCCGTTGTCAAACAGTGGCGGGTATCCTTCTTTTTTAAGAGAATGCCAAACAATTTTGCTCTCCATCCCCATCACCTCACACCATCGGAAACGCCATCCAATGCGTCACCGTTACATCTTTCGGCAGTCTCTCGCCTATCTCGTCCCAGAACTGACCGTCTGCGTAACAGCCAAGAATGTACGCAGTTGGCGAGATTCCTTGCAACATTTTTCCATCTTTATCACGCCACGTCGTCTTAGTCGCAAGCAACAAAGGCTGCGTCCGCTCTCGTGGCGGTTCGCTTGCTGGATGCCAAAGGGCGTTAGCCATGTGCGTTCTCCATTTTCGCTCCACAAGAGGGACAATAGTCCCAACGTGTGTGATGATTTTTTGTGTGGCATCCGCTACACTCGAACCTTGTGAACGTATCGTCCTGTACAATCCATTCAGCGGTACGCTCTAAGGCTGTCGGGGCATCTTCCACAACGTCAATGGCATCGCCAATACCGCAAGCACGGCATCTAACTCCATTGTAGTTCTCGCAACCATCGCAATATGCTTTCTTGATTCTTTCAATAAGTGCGTTTCGTTCAAGGTATTCTGGATAATTAGCCATTGCCCTTTCTCCCCTCAATCCCCATCCCACACGCCGTCTGGCCGCATTTTTGCAAATTCAAGCAGCCAATACAGCGCACGCTTTGCATTGCCTTCTGTCGCGTGCCAATAGTCGTCATCGTCCGTATCATCACCCAAAGCGGCAATAGCCTTTTCCAGCATCGGGATGCTTTCAGCTCCCGTCTTGCCGTAGATAGAACGAATTCCTTTTTTCCCGAGCACATCATTACGCCGATAGAACTTTCTATAATTCCATGTGACGTAGCACATCAGTTTTTCTGTTCCACCCACAATTCTCACGCCGCCTGCAATAAAATGTACGCTATCCGCTTTAAGCGTTTCATGCGTTACAGGGTCACAAAGTGAAATATCATAGCTCATTCTCTTTTTTCTCCCATTCCTTGCATCCACGTTCATCCCACACGAAGTCTGCAACGTGTTCCGACTGGTCGTTTACACACACGCCCTCTGGCTCTGCGTACTATTTACAAGAGCCGCAGGATGGCTCAGATTTGTTCTTGCAGGATTCTGCTGTGCATCGGACAGCTTTGCCAGCGGAGAACTGTTTGATGCCCATGCAAGAGCAATGTTCGGTGGTACAGTAGAAGTTCTCATTCCTCTATCTCCTTCCATCCGATAAACTCACATAAACCAACAGTGTTGTTGGCGCAACGATGAATGAGGACTTTATCGCTTATTTTGAATTTTGCGATAAACCCAATTTTACTTTTTTCCATTTCGTTTTCAAACATCCAATCAACAATGTCTTTGTCGATTCTGACATCGCTTTCGTCCGTCATGGTCGCAAAGCACTGTTTGCACCTGTAAAGAGCGCACTTTTTCATTATATCTGCCCTCTATTTCTCCTTCTGTTGGCGTTGAACCGCCCGATCACTCGCTTATACTCCGCATAGCACTCCGGGCACAGGTCGCCTGTGTCCCTGCGCCACGCCCAGTCCTTGAAATATTCGTCAGGGTTCATCATCCTGCAGCCCAGAACTGTTCCGCAGCGGTCGCATACTCGCTTGTGGTAGATTCCTCTGTCAGTCTGCATTACTTTTACCTCTCATTGACCCATAATGGCCATAATCTGAATGATAAGGCTACATACAGCTACAACCAGCGAAGGCAAGCACAACCCGAGAGCATAATTTGAATCGTAAAACACAGGTTCTCTTTTGCATATTCTGTAAATAGGGTAGCCAATCAGCCACCCGATGAAGAACAGGGTCGATGTAAACACAATGCCAACAATAATTATTAAAACAGCCATGTTACATTACGTCCTTAAACAGGATTTCTTTGTCTGCTTTCCAGTCTTTGATTTTGCACGGAATGCCCGTTCCGGGTACGGTCTTTTTCAGGCCGTCCATCTGCCAGACGTTCCACGAGATGGTAGCAGCCATGTTGCGAACCTTCCCAGCGTCAGGCTCTATGCCGAACAGCCACTTAAAGTTCTCTCGCCATGTCAGGAGCATATTTGCTCTTGCAAGTAACAGGCTGTCACCCTGCCACTCATATCCGTATGTAGTCGTCGCTGCGTCCTCTGCCACATCGTGCCATGTCCAGACATTCCAATCAAACCAGTTGTTTACACATTTCAGTTTGCGGTCAAATAGTCCTTTCCGTTTTGGTACTGGAATCTTTTTGCCTGTTACCGTGTCGTATCGGTTCACAAGGAACGGTGCTTCTCCGCAGGTGATTTCAAGGACTGTTGAATGGATGTACTTGATAGGCTCTTTCTTCATATCGGGCATCGCACCGTTTTCTTCGCCCATGTCTATCATCTTTTCGCAAACCCAAGAAGGAGTGAAAACCTCTGCTTTTGCTTTGGTTCTTTGCTTCTGCTCATCCAGACGCTTGAGAACTCGTGGCACTGGCGGGCACTTCTTGATTTGCTCTAACGTGATTTCATCCGCAAAGCCTGCGCCTAGTTCAGGCGGTGGCTCTGTCGCCCATATGATGTTTTTGCCGGTAGTACGGTCTTTAAGCAAGATAAACAGCACCGCTGAAAGAATCGGGTCGGAGAAGTCAACCAACCGTTGTTTCATTTTTCGCCACCTCTCTGTACTCCACGTCAATCCCTTTCGGCAAAGCCGTCTGGTACTTCTGCGCGAGTTGTTCTGCGCTCTGGGCATCGCCCAACGGCTGTTCAGGCGGCGCAACGGTGACTTCCACGTTGTCACGCATACCAAAGTAGTTTTTGGCTCGGAAAATCCACTCTGCCGGGTTCTCTTGACCGTACATACCGTTGTAAGCCCACATGGACTGCATTTGCAGAATCAGTTTGAGGATGTACTTCTGCTGTAAGCTGTCGTCACGGCGTTTGCCTGTCATAATCTGTCTCAGGCTAGGCCATTCGATGCCAAGCACTAGTGCAATCCATTCCACCACAGGGGAGATTCTGGCTTCGATGCAAGCGTCAAAAAAGAAATCAAGGCGTTGCTGCACTTCAATGGGGTTGTTCATGTCCACGCTCGGAAGGTCGCCAAAATACTTGGCTGCAATCATGCCGATGACCTTCTTGTCCTCTTCGTCACCGATTCTCGACTGCAAATCGCCTGTGTTCATCATCTTCGACTTCTCGATAGCTAACTCCTGTTGTTCTTTCACCTTTTTACTCACCTGTGATCGGATAGACTTCCGTTTGTTAAGCATCTGTTGCTTTTTCTTCTCACGCTCTTTTTCACGTTTCGCAGCGGCTTCTTCTTTCGCTTTTTGCGCTCGCTTCTCACGCTTTTTCTTTTCAGCTTCGGTCAGCGGCGGTCTGCCACGACCGCGCTTCGGGGGTGTTGCCATGTGTCAGACCTCCTTTGGTAGTTCAGGAAGGGGCATCCAATGCGTAACGCTCCATGTTTTTGACGATAAATAAGAGCGGCGTTTCCAAATGTTCGTTTCTGCATCGTAAAACGCCCTATCAGCAAATCTAACAGAAAGTCCTTGAACGACAACTAAATATGCGCCAGACTTTTCTGGTATTCTGCTATCAACCGCAATCCATTCTTGCATTTTTACTCCTTACCCGGGGCGCAGGGTAGCGGTGTCCAGTGTGTAATTTCTACGTTATACGGTCTATCGTCCAACGCAAATCCAGCATCATCTACCCATCCGCTGACGCACATAAAAGCTCTTCTGCATACTTCAACATTTTCTTTGTTTGTAAAAACCATGTTCTCGTTTACCGTGTTTTTCTCAAAAACGAGAACCCTAACACCGATTTCCGGCAATCGATCATGTACGCTAATCCACTCGTTCATAATCGTACTCTCACCTCTTCATCTTTGTTTCGATGTTGTCCAGCTTTCGTGCAATCCACCAGACGGAACAACAGTTGTCCAACTGCCGCCACCATGCACACTTTTCTTTTTCGCAGACGCACCGACCAAGCGGATTGCTGGTCATCTTCATCGGGCAGTAAAGTTCGTTGTCCATTGGTTATTCCCCGTTCATCTCATAGCCTTGTAGCGCCCTGCAACCGTGCGATTGCAAGCTGTTCCTTATCCATTAGCTCCACCTTTCCCTCAGCTCTTTTTTCGACCTGTTCTGACTTTGCGACACCGAAGGTTCTGAATCAGTGCGCCCCATGTGGCGGCGATGCCATCCAGAGCCATGCGAAAACCGTACAACTGGTTCTGCCGTGCGATTTTGCGGAGGTTGGTCGGCTTGACCTGTTTGCCGCACAGAGGGCAGTTACCGAATTTATTCATCTGACTGCTCCTTTGCTTCAAGGCGAGATAGCCAGCGGACTTCCTTTTCGTACTGCATTTTCCGCATTCGATCAAAGGCTGCATCGTCCATATCCAACGCAATAATGCAGTTCACAACGTCTGCGTACTCCTCTTCAAACGCCTTTTGACACTCCTCAACACTCTTTGGTGTCGGGTTCGTACCATCCAGCGCACGGCGCAGCTTCAACGCAGCCTGTGCCAGTTCGGATGCTTCTTCTGCCAACTGCGCCAAGATTTCGGTCTTGGGCAGAATGTCTGAAACTTTCTTACTCACTTTTTTCTCCTTTCAGCCAGTCGTTCAGCTTTGCCATGCAAGAGGGGCATAGAAGAACGCTCCATCCTTCTTCTCCACCGATTATTGGCCGAACTTCAAGTTTGTTCTTCATTTTGTTATATTCCTCAAGTGTAAATGTTTCACCACACCTATTACATATCAATGCCATGTTCTTTCTCCAATCTCTTTAACAGCTCATCCACGTCATACCGCCAATGGACACGCAGCCTTTTTGCTTTGACCTCTATCCCCTCTTGCTCTGCCCACTGCCAAGGGATGCTCTTACGGCTCTCGTTATAGCGGAACGCCAGAACTTTTCTGGCAGGGATTGCAAAGGTGCGGTTGACCGCCCGGTAATTGACTATCACATGGGCGGTCTGACCGCTGTACCCCATTGCACCTACCATGTCCGTGATGTGCTTTTCCTTGCGGTATTTGCACTTTTCCTTGTCGTACTTGCCGAACACCTTTTCCAGAGGGATAGAGGGCGTTTCAATGGTTTTCAGCTCAAACAGGTGGTTCATCGGGTAGCGGTACACAAGGAAGTCGCAGATGTTGTCGATGGAAAAGGACAGGTTCTCGTTGCCGCCGTAGTAGGTGGCGGCACTGTCTTTCAGCCGGTAGCACCACGCATCCTTTGGCACGGACGCCTTGAAATCTGCTTCAAACTGCTTGCCGGTGTTCATTCGTGAGCCTCATCAACATAATACCAGTTCTGAGGCGGCTTCTTGATTTTGACTGGTTCATATCCAAATTTCGTTGCACGCAGCCTTGAAAAATCGCTCAACGGTCGCGGGCAGTCGTAAATCTTCAGGTCAGAGATGTGCCATGCAAACAGCTCTGGCGCAGATTTTGCATAGGAGTTCAGTTCAGCCTCATGGACGCAAGAGTTTTTGACGGCCAGTGCAGCAGCAACCACATCGTCATGTCCAAGCTCAATAAGCGAACTATACACATTGGGCGAAAGATAGCAATAATCGAAATTATCACCAGCACCATGCCGCTGAACAACATCCACCTTGCTGCAAGTAAACTCGCCAATGACACGGCCAAGTCTTTTTAGATATTTCCATCGGTTCCATTCATCCTTGTTCCAAATGAGGATGTCGGTAAAAAGGTTACCGCTCCATGTCTCAGTACAATAGATATAAACCTTGAAAGGCTCCAGCATCAATGCTGGCCTTGTTTTGCGAATTTCCACAGTCTTTTCGCCGCTGAGAATCTTCTTGCACCATTCGGGCCGAATGCTCATCAATACAGCTTTGCTCATCCTCGTTCACCTCTAAATTCATGGAATATGAGTTGCCTTGTCAGCAGGTTTTTCCATTTCCTTCATGATTCGCTTGTGTTCTTCAGTAGTCATGTTGTTCGGGAAAAAACACCTGTCAACAATCTCAAACGGCTCAATATAATGGTCAAGAACATCTCTTGCTTCTTCTCGTGCCTTTTCGACACACATTTCGATGTAATCATCTTCCGTCATGTTGTAGTCGGTAATGCAATCAACAACCGAAGAAAACCGACACAGCAAGCCATTAGGCTGTCTTGCAATAAACGCTCCCATTTATCGTTCACCTCTAAATTCACTTCCGAGAAACCGCTTCTTGTCACGTTCCCGGTGCTTGTCCTCGTAGTTGCGGTGGTACACGCTCTGGCTGTGGTTCAGCTCATGCACGAATGCCTTGCGTTCCTCGAAGTCTTTCTTCTCTGCCTTGTACTTCTCGCAAGCGTCGTGGCAAGCTGTGCAGCGTGATGTGCAGTTGAGACAACAGGTAATCATCTTCCAAACGCCCGTCCAGCCAGATAGCGCAGCTCTTATATAAGGTAGGCGGTCAGTCTCTAATGAGCCAATGGTTTCCGTTTGAATCAATCCCGGTCTTGTAATTTCGCTTTTGGCGATTATTCAAATAGCCGTTATTTTTTCCAAAAAATTTCGAAGCCGCTCTCAATGTTCCAAAGTAATGAATCTCGCCAGTTGGAGATATGAGCGCGACATCTTTACAGCACTTTTCAAAAAGGCCTTCTTGGAAGCCCTTCTTTACGTTTTCTCCAATAGTCACCCATTCCAAATTTTTGGGAATGTTGTTTGACGGATTGCCATCAATATGGTTTACTGTCAAATTTGGTTCGTATCCATCAACCCAAGCCATAGCGACAAGCCTTGAAACCAACATAGTTTTATGAGAGCCGCTTTTCCAAAGTTCAACTCGTTCATCTGCGTTCCCTTTTGAGTCTCTGTATCTTCTTTCTGTTTTCGGCTTAATAATTCTTGTTTTCCAAACTCTGACTTTATACCTTGCAGAAGATGTTGTTTTACCCGGTGCGCTTCTGATTCTTCCAAGATTCGATGCTTGATAAAGCCCCTCATATCCCGGAATGTCTTTCCAAAGTTCTTCCATCGATTCCTTTCTCGTCTTTTGTTCCGGTAGCGTAACCGTTAGTCAAAAGGGAGCGAACCATCCGGCTCTTCAATAAGGGAGAAGTCATCGTTCCCGCCCTGCACGTAGCCGGATCCAGCCCCACCAGCCAGCGTTTTCTTCGCTCTGACCTCATAGTCGCCGGAACGAATCTTGTCCACGCTGGTGAAGCGGTCAACGACCAGCTTCGTCTTGACGTTGCCATCGTTACCCATGTACTCCTCCTCACGGAGAACCACGCCGACCAGCTTACCACGCAGGGTCTTTTCATCGTTATTGAACTTGTAGCCGGGATTGGACTGCTCCACAGCGGTGATAAAGCCCTTGAAGAACGGCAGCGCCTTTTCTTTGTAGCTCTTGATGGTTTTGCCGCCCCATGCCCATTCGCCCGGATTCAGCTTGCCACGCTCAATAAGGGAAGCGGTCTGCTCACGCCAGTAACCCTTGAACTCACCCTCTGTGACCTCCCACTCGATGTTCAGGCGCTCCTTTGCAGGTTCGTCAATCGCCTTGCAGATACCGGCAACATAGCCGCCAACAGGCAGGTCATGGCGTTCTGTGGCTTCCTGCACGTCATTCCAGTTGATGTTCTTCATCTGTTACTCTCCTTTGTTATCCGGCTGAACCGGGATGTTGTAATACTCACGGATGGTCTGATCTACGGCGGCGAGGTCGTTCTCGATCAGCGCATCGTTGAACATTCCCAGAGGGGTTTTCACGGTGTCCATCCCATCATTGCGAGTGCTGAACAGGTATCTCCCATCCTGTACGACTGTTTTCAGAACGATGGTGAAATACCCTTCCACGCAGACCTTTTCATCCAGCAGCTTGCCGATGGTCTTAAACTTCTCGCCACCGTCTCCGTCACGCTCGCTGTGACCGAAGAAGTAGACCACCACATCGTCCGGCAGTTCCTTTGCCCGCATCAGCAAGGTGTTGAAGTTTGCTGCCATGTCGGTAAACTTCTGGTATCCAGCGACCTTTGCGTTCCGCATGAACTCGCCGGTCATAAGGTAGGTGGCATCGTCAATGACGATGGACTTTCGCTTGGTGCTATGGATTGCGGCATCAATCTTGCCGTAGTCGCTGGTGATATAGGTTTTCATGTTGCTGCGGAACGGAAGCGGCTTGCCAAGCACGTTGATAACCGCAACCTGTTCCGGGTCAAAGTTCCGAAGCGAAGCGGATTTTCCGCTGCCGGAATGGCCATAAACCATTACTAATACTGCCATTTTTCTTTCCTTTCTTTGGCTTCATTAGGCTTCATTGTTCTCACTTCGGCTTAACTTGGCTGTATAAAATCAACCAGCCATCAGTTCTGCCAACTGTGCACGGAGGTCTTTCAGCTCTGCTTCCCTGTCATCAATCTCGGACTGCAAGTCCTCAATCGCTGCCAGCCGGTCAGCTTCTTTCGCTTCTGCCATCTGCTCGTTGGTCATAAAATACACGCCGTCCTCCGGCTCTGTCACGCCACCGAATCTGTCAAGGTTAATCATCTTTGGGTCTCCCTCTCTTGCGCTCCTCTTTGATTTGCAGTGCACTGTACCACTGGTCTTTGTCAATTTCGATGGTAGACCACCGATGGCTACAGGAAATACACTTCTTACGGCGAACGATGCTATCGTGGTCAGACCGGCTATCAACCGTTGTAATGTTGTCACTACCGCATAACGGGCATTTCATCGTGCATCCCTCCACTCGTTGGTGTGGTTGGCAACACGCTTGATTTTCCGGCGCTTGCGTTCGCTTCGCTCTTCTTCTTCGGCACTTACTGCCAGTGCGCACAAGACGATAGCCGTTGCAAGAAGCGCACACGACACGGCCACCCATCCGAACATTTGTGCGGTGGTCTGACAGCCCTGAATCGTGTCACCGCACCCGACTGCTGCAATTGCCACGACCAGACCGATCATGGACAATGCTGTTCCTTTCAAAGTTTTCATTGGTTCTCCTTTTTGCTGCCAAAATTAAAAATCCATCCGGTTGCCATTACGGCGGCTGCCACGATGATTCCCCATGTTCCTTTTGCGCCGACCAGTAGTTCAACGAGATGTACCAGCCACAGGTTCAAAAGGAACGCTGCAAGAATAAACGCCAGAACGATGCCCCAGATCAGGGCGATTTCCACAAGTGCTTTCATTTTTCTCCCTTCGTTTTTGAATGTTTTTCAGCCGTTCTTTTTCACGGCTGTGCCAGCGGATTTCCCGCTTTCCGTAGTATTTACCATTCATAAGTCAGTTCACCTGCTGCGAGCATCTGCGACACCTCGCCGTAATGCTTTCCCAGCTTGTCCGCAAGCGCTTGAACTTCTCCGATGGACGGAAACATCTTTTCCGGTTTGTATGCTACCTTCTTGCGCTTCCTGTCACGCTCTTTGTCAACCTTGCGCTTGCATTCTGAACAGTACTTTTTTGTCGGTCTGACCACGCCAAGATACAGGCCACAACGCTCACAGTACTTAATCTCCATCCACTTCACTTGCCTTTCTTACGGTTTACTGCTTGTCCCTCACAAGCAAAGCGTCTACCGACACACGGAAGTAATCAGCAACCTTCACAAGCTGTCGAATGCTCGGCCCATTTGCGGAGCGTTCCCACTTGCCCAGTGCGCCGTTGCTTAAACCAGCGGCTGCTTCCAAGTCAGTACGAGACAGACCATGCAACTTGCGAAACTCGTCGATTTTAGAAAGATTCACTAGCCATTCTCCTTTCTGGGCTTGCATTTTACTAGAAAATATGCTACTATGTAGTTGCGAAGTACAAAGTGAACATTTTCCAGCGACTTCCCGATAGATTTGTCAGGGGTCTTGTTTTTCGTTTGCCCTGTGCTTCATATTATACTAGCCAAGTGGCTATTTTTCAATAGTCAATTTTCAATTATGTAAACATTTGGCTATTTGCACAAAAAGAGAGGTCTTTTTCTATGCGCAATGTGGAGCGAGCCAAAAGAATCGCTGCCGACAAGGGTGTCAATATATCCTTTGTGTGCAGAGAAATCGGAAAAAGCAGAGGTTATATCTCTCAAATGCTGACTACCGACAGGGATTTTCCAGATGAAATGCTTTTGCCAGTAGCCAACGCGCTTGGCGTTACGGTTGAGGAACTCACTGGCAACCAAAAAGAAAACCCGCCCCAGCAGCCGCAAAGTGAAGTCGATGCAGCAGTGGAGCGGATTAGAAGAAAGCTTGAGTCTATGCCGAAGGAGCAGCGTGAAGCTCTGATGAACTTAATCGAGAAGATGTGAGGTAAGCCCGTGTATTACTTGTTGTGCGGCTGCGCCTTTTTCTTTTGGTTCATGCAGACCTTGTTAAAAGGCAATGACCGTGTACTATATGGCAACAGCAGAAAATATCGTTACCGTAGAAACCGAAAAAAGAAATGGTTCTGACCCGGTAAAATAAAACCCCCTTGTGCCGGGCTGGTGTAGCTCTGCGCAAGGGGTTTTTCTGTTATTTCAGGCCTAAGGCTTGCTCCGCTGCCGGAATCTTTTCAGGGTGTTCCAGCAGCCATGCAATAAATCGGTCAATCTTGGCTCTTTCCTGTTCACTCATTGTGGCATATCCTCCCAATCAGTAAAAATGAATGTTCATTTGATACGATTATACATCTTCTAGTTGTAAAGTCAATGTATTTTTAACAACTTCACAAAAATCAATCGTTTCCTTCGCATCCATTACTTCACATCGGGGAAGCCACGAGTGTTCAAGTCAAAAGGGACAACGCCTATCCATCTTTCCTCCAATCACAGTTCTACGAACTGCCCGTTAATTTTTTCGATGTTCTCTGCCGGGTCACATCCATTATCTAAGGCGGCTACGGCACGCTCTAGGACAGCTTTTGCTTCTTCGTAAGCAAACTTATCGGCATTGCTGTTTGCAAGGTTGTAGACCAGCTTTAAGGCGGTCTGGCGGGCATAGGGTATAAGCATGGTGTCGATTTGGTTCATAGACTAGCCCTCCCACGGCTTTGGCGTTCTGCTTTCGGTAGGTTCAGATGCGGGCATCCCGTCAATGATAATCATGTTGTTACCTCCTGCTTGATTATTTTTTCGATGTTACAGTTATAACACAGGCTGCTGTTGGTTCTCCATAGCAGCTTTTTCCATTTTTTGGCTTGTCGAATCCAGCAGTTTTGCCGGATTTTGTTGAAAGGGTGGGAATTTATGGATGAATATTTGGTAAGAACGGCCAAAGCATTAGAGATGGCACGGATACGTTCCGGCTTAAGCCAGCAGAAATTAGCCGCACGAATGGGCGTGAATCGTGGCACGATTGCCAACTGGGAGCAAGGTCTGGCAGCCATCTCCCTGCCAATGGCTATGCGCTGGTTCACCTGCTGCGGCGTATCGGTGGCTCGATACATGGACGCTTGCATTCATCCGGGGCTGCTGGAACATCTGGAAGACGACCTTTCCGACATGGAAAAGCGCAAGACTCTCATAGATGCCATGATAGAATGTTCTTCCTATGAGATAGATGCCTTGTTGTACATTCGGTACGGAGATCACGGCTCAGACCACATCGGCGTGTTGACGGAGATTCTGGCAAACCTCCATACGCCGTTGAAGGACAGGGTCACTGTCTGCCGGATGGTATCGGGCAGCTATGAGATAGCACAGGCTACCGGAACAGACCCAGACCCGAACGGAACCGCCCCGAAGATGGAGATTCTCTATCAGGCGCAAGACGCCGGGACGGAAGCCGCTATGAAGTCCAACGATTCTTATACCGTGAATCCGAATAATATAAGTGGTTGATTGTCGAATTATCGCAGTTTTTGAAGAACATTTTGTCCACGTTCATCCACTTTTTGTACACCTATCGGGCAAATTCGCCTTGTCAATCTGTCCCCCATAGGCTATGAATCGACAACATTTGCGCGGAATAAATAACGTAGTAGCGATAATATGTAACTTGCATTTAATCGGCTCGTCAATCCGTCCCCCATAACACCGGCTTAAAAGTTTTTCATCCACCTTTTATACACGTTAGATAAGACTAATCATTACCGGGAGGACTTTATTCAGCAAATGAAAGGTTGAGTTATCCACAAGCTGGAATGGAAAAACAAAGAAATTGTTGAAAATTATCGTCATCGCCTATTTAACGATGATATTTAACCTCTTGTTTATTTCTTGTTTAATATATAATAGGTATATGGGGGACAAAATGACAAAGCATGGGGGACAAAATGACAAAGCATGGGGGACGTTTTGACGACCCTATGGGGGACAAAAAGACAAGTCATGGGGGACGAAAAGTGTTGACTTGTCCCCCTACCTGTGCTATACTGTTTTTAGACTGATAAAGGAGGTGAACGGATGCCAAAAATATCCGACAACAACCTTGTTGAAAAAAGCAAATCCCTTGTGTGGGCAAAGTTCAGGGACTACACGGCAGGCGAGCTTCGGTTGCTAGAGGTTTACTTGTCAAGAATAAATCCAAGAGACCCAAACAGCAGCCGTGTGGAGTTTTCGTTGGCAGAGTACAGAGACCTGCTCGGACTGAAAAGCCTTGATGCACGAAGGATTGAGCCACAGATCAAGCACTTTCTGGGCAATACTGTGTCGATTCCCATTGACAAAGAGAAGGGGACGTTTGAGAGCTTTGTCCTTTTCACAAGGGCAAAGCTGGACTATGTGCCAGAAACAAGGTCTTATGTTGTGGCAATCACTTGCAACCCTGACCTTCGCCCCATCTTTTTTGATATTGCCGAAAGCGGGTACGTTCGGTATCGGCTGCGTTACACGTCACGAATGAAGTCTCAGTACAGCATCCTGCTTTATTCGATTCTTCGGGACTGGCTGAACATGGATAGCAAGCCGCATGAAATCAGTCTGAAAAAGCTGAGAGAACAGCTCGGTGCGATGGAAGCGAGCTACGATGTTTACAAAAACCTTCGCAAACGAGTGCTTGACGTTGCAGTAGATGAAATCAATGCCGTGTCTGACATCGTGGTGACTTATGAACCGATTCTTGTAGCACGAAAAGCTGTGGCAGTCAAGTTTAAGCCCAAAATTAAAGCGTCTGAGACGCTGATTGAAGCTCAGGCAAGCGAAGTATCGGTTGAACCTCAAAAAGCCGCCAGAAAGCCCCGCAGAAGCGGATACGAGGACTTTGACTGGTCTATGTGTGACGAGCTGGAAAAGCAAGACTGCGTTGACGTGGCAAAAGTGGTTGAGAAGTGGATGAAGAAAGAGCATCCTGAAATCAAGTTGCCGAGACGCAGAGAAGCGGTTTACGACACGGTAAAGGCTGCGTATAAGGACATCTTGTCCTTGAGCAGAACACCGTTTCCCGACAAACCTGTTGGCTATCTGATTAGAAGTGTGGATAAGGCAGGTATTGTAGACAGATATATGCCAGCGTTCTATTCCATTGAAGCGTTGCAAGAGCAGTCAGATGCAGCACATTATGCAGAAAGGAGAAGGTATGAGACTGATTGATGCAGACAAGCTAAGAGATTATCTGCAAAACCATTACAACGAAGTGGAAGCGCTCCACCGCAAAAATGATAGCGAATATCTTTGTGGTATCGGGACTTGTCTTGATTCTATTGACGCAGATAGCTTTAATGTTCCTGACACATATCCGGCGTGGATAAGTGTGAAAGACGCTCTACCGTACACAGAAGAGGGAGACGAGACAGTTCTTGTATCAATCACAGATGTGGATACTTATCCGCTTGAAGAAGTTGGAACTGCTGTTTATGACAGGAAAAGAAACATTTTTTATCTTAGTAGCGATGAATACAAAAACGCAGTGGCATATTATTGTTCAGAAGATGGATTCTATTATTTTGAAGAAGAGGATTCACATATAACTCATTGGATGCCGAAGCCAAAACCCGCAAAGCAATAAAGAAAGAGTGATAAAATGGCAAAAATTATAGCTGTCGCCAACCAGAAGGGCGGCACAGGAAAGACCACCACAAGCACCTGTCTGGCGGGTGCATTGCAGTTGCTTGGCAAAAAGGTGTTGCTGGTGGACTGCGATGCCCAGTGCAACGCAACGGACACTTACGGTGCACAGACAGAGGACGTGTGTACCCTGTTCGATGTAATGACCCGGCAGGGCACGGTAGAAGAAGGAATCCAGCACTGTGAAGCAGGTGACATTCTGCCGTCTGACAATGCAATGAAGGACATTGACGAGCAGCTTGTCCGAGACATTGGCAAGAACTTCCGGCTGCGTGAAGCGCTGGAATCCGTGTCAGAACGGTACGATTACATTGTTCTGGACACTCCCCCGCAGCTTGGTCTTGCGCTTGTGAACGCACTGATCGCAGCCAACAGCATCATCGTGCCCATCACAGCAGACCGATACGCACTGGCTGGTTTGAGCCAACTTTCGCAGACCATTGGTGACGTTCGCAGATACTTCAACCCGACTTTGAAGATTGAAGGTCTGCTTCTGAACCAGTACAAGAGCCGTGAGAACCTGTCCAAAGAGGTTGTGGAGCAGCTTCCTGTGATTGCACAGAGCATGGGCACAACCCTGCTGGACGTGAAGATTAGACCGTCTATGGGCGTTCGTAAGGCGCAAGCAGAGCGGCACAGCCTGTTTAGTGGTGACACGGCAAAGAGTACCAGCGCAGAGGATTTCAGGGCGTTGGCGAAGATGATTGTGGAGGGAGATAAAAAATGAGTAAGAAGATTGTGGACGTTGCTCCTTTGATGGAATATTATCGCAACAGGCTTCTTGAAGAAGGCGATAATCCTGCTTTAGAGGACGCGCTTAAAAGATTAAGAGAATTGAAAGACGATACAGATTCTTTGCGACCTGTCGGCCATTGGACAGAAAGTATTTGCTTAGATGATGCTTTTTGGGTATGTTCTAACTGTAAGTTCCCTAGTCAAGCATCTGCTGCACCGGAACTTTACCGCTACTGTCCAAATTGCGGCGCACGGATGGAGGAAACAGAATGAAATCAACCAGCAAAAAATCCACAGGTTTGTTGGGCGGGTTTGACTTCCAGCCTGTTTTTTCGGAGCAGACATTAAGCCGAAGCAAGCCAAAGGAAGAAGAAGTAAGCCAAGCAAAGCCGAACAAAGCCGAACAAGCACTGATTAAGCCCAGTGAAGCCGCAGACAGCCATGCACAGCCTAGTGAAGCTGAATTAAGCAGTATTAAGCCAAAGCAAGCCAAAGATAGCGAAAGACAGCCAAGTGATGCCGTGTTAGGCGAAGGCAAGCCGAAGAAACTGAAACAGGCAAGGGAAACAAAACGGCTGATTGAACAAGGCAATATTCCCGGCGCACTGGCTGAAGCCGGTTTGACAAAGAAAAAAATTCCGATGCCGGAATCGCATCAGGGTGTGGCAAGCGGTGACGGCAAGCGTTCTAAGCGCATTACCATCCTTATGAGCGAGGAGGAACGCAAGTACATCAACCGTGAAGCAAGGCGACATGGGATGACGATAGGGCAGTATGTGTACGCTCTGGCTGCTGCTGCGGCAGACGGAGAAATTTTTTTAGAGAATTTCTTGGAGGATTGACGTATGATGAGGTCGAAGGAATTTTACGAAGAAAGTATTAGCCGTTTGCAGAAAATGATCAAACACGGAGTTTGCGTTCTTTTGTTCGATGCTTTTGCTGTAGTAGTTCAAATTCCGTTTATCTTTGCTGGTAAATGGGTTGCAGCATACTTGATTTTGTCCATCGCCGTATCTTTTGCAGCGGGATTTAGTTTTAACACGCTTGTGGATAGTAAAAGGCAACTTGATATGTACAAGGCAGATATGGAGCTCTACTACACAGATATGCCGAGGAATTAATATGACGAAACAAGAGCAAGTTACAAGAATCGCAAAATACTACACAACCTTCCACCTTTTTGGAGATTGGTATCTTATTCGGTGTTATCCTAGACACTGCCATAGCTGGAAACGGTTTATTCCGTTTTATACGCTAACACACATCAAAGAAGAATAATCTATGTTATTTGATTTAGCCAAGAAGATTTTGACGTTGAGATTGTTGGATACAAGCAGGATTTTGGAGAATGGCGAGATAAAAGCGGAAAATTGCACAATGTTACATATTGGATGTCGTTGTCTGAACCTCCTGTAAAATATTGAAATAACAAAGGGGCAATATATGGAAAATTTCTATTGGGCCGGAATCCAGTACGATGATGATAAAAAATGCGGGCGCCTTCAAACTCCGCTCGTTTTGTTTGCAAACAGCAAGGAGGAAGCAAAAGCAAGAGTTGAGCGAGAAGTTCCCGGAAAGTTCTCCGTTGTCAACGTGGTGGAACTCGATAAGAGCCTTATATTCCATCTATAAGATTTATTTGATATAAAAGAAAAATCTGTGCTTGGGAAATAAAATAGCCCCTGTGTAGTCACAATGACCGCGCAGGGGTTTGTTTTACTTATCAGCAATGCAATCCCAGTAGAGATATGCCTTGCCATCTGCGGCATCTGCGTCCTCAAGGAACGCCTTTGCCATGTCAGCGTAGAAGCCCGGAGTGTCAACGGATTGACGCTTTGCGACCTGACAATAATCCGAGTACATCATGTTCATCACAGCCCAGAAATCGTTCGGGTCACAGGTGATGTTGCGCTGTTTGGCAACGTCCTGTGTCTGTTCCAGCGTCCAGTGACAGCCCTTCGTGCCGTCAGCGTTCACCATGCTGTCGCACCATTCCTCCGCTTCATCGTGGGTGAGATGTTTGCGCGGCATCTTGATGGAGCGGCTGTCCGCACCGCCACGTTCGTACTGTCCAGACCGCTTATCCCAGTCTCCGTTCTGCGAGAAGCCAATCTGCGGCATCTTGCGCCCATACTCTACGTCAGGGTAGCGGGGGATAGGGTAGGGGTCGATGTAGCGGTTTTCCTCTTGCGGATAGTAAGGATAGCGGTCATTGCCGTCTTCCAGCTTGCGCAGACGGCGTTCCAGCTCACGTTCCCTGCGGTCGCGCTCTTCCTCAAGGCGGTCACGTTCCGGATCACGGTCTTTGTCGTGGTCACGAAGCATCATCATGCGGCGAAAATTAGTCTTGCCCATAATCTACACCTCCTCAAGAAATAGACGCGGGCGCACCAGCGTGTGAACGGCAGAAGCAGCCAAGATACTTGAACGTGCCTGTGCCGGTCGCAGACGTTGCAACGCGGGTAGCATAGCGGGTGCGAGTGTGGATGCTCTCAGCGGTTGCCTGAGCGCAGTTGCAGTCGGTCAGAGGGTATGCGGTCGTGCCTGCACCTATGGTAATAACCACAGGGGCATTGATGGTGGTCGTGTCCGGCAAGCTCTGAGCAACGACAATGCAATACTTTTCGCCGTTCTGGTATGCGCCAGCAGGGATGTTGATGGTCAGAGTATCGTCGGCGAACGTGACCGCCTGGCTGATGACCAAGTGCGGGCAGAGTTTGCAGCTTGTTTTGCAAGCCATAGTATTTTCCTCCTAAAAAATCAGGGGCAGAGGTGTATTACCCCTGCCCCGATGGTTCACCCGGTGTTATCGGGGAGTGTGTAGGTTAGCAGCAGCCGCAGCAGTTCACGCCCACGTTGGGGTTTGCCACCTGATAAGCGGGAATCGGACGAGGATTGACCCGGTTCAGGATGGTATCGGTCTGCTGGGACATCACAGTGGTCAGAAGCGCATTCTGACGATCCTGAGAAGCGGCGAACTTCAGGCTCTGGTTCTCAGCAGTCAGAGTGGCGATCTTATCCTGCGTGAAGTAGTCCATCATGCTGCGGAAGTTGGCGTTGCAGTTGTCCACGATGGCGCGGGCGTTGTCTGCGATAGCCTGCCGGGTAGCGCAGTCCTCCGTTGCGATGGTGTACTTCAGGTCGCCGATCAACTGCTTGTTCTCGCAGCAGCAAGATGCCAGCTGCGTGGCAAGTGCGGTCTGACCAGCCTGCCGTGCGTTGCCCTCCTGCATAATGGCAAGGTTGATAGCGTTGTCGCCGTTGGACACGCTGCGTTCCAGACCGTTCACGAGCTGTGCGTTCTGGTAGCCAAGCTGACAGATCGCCTGATTAGTACCAGCAAAGCCGCCGGCAACGGCAGCGTTGAGGGTGTTCATCTGTGCGAGCTGGTCATAGCCCAGAGAGCAGATACCGCTCTGGATGCCAGCCAGAGAACGGGAAGTGTCCTGCTGGTAGAAGCCCTCAGACAAAGCCGCACGAGTATCTGCGCCGCCCTGACCGGTTGCGCCGGTGCCCACCAGATAGGGGATGTAACTGTTCATGCCGTTGTCACCACCGTTCCGACCGTAACCGTTTGTGCCCCAGCCGAAGATGATGGCGAGGATGATAACCGCCCACAGCCCTTCGTTGCCGAAGAAACCGCCGTTGTTATTACCGCCGTCCTGCCCAGCCAGATAGCCAGTTGCAAAATCGTCCATAACAAAACTCCTTTCAGTTTTGCGTTATGCTATCCCACCGCCGTGTGCGATGGGCGAAGCCAGATAAAAGCGGTTTTTATCAAGTCCGCAAAACTGAGAAGCGTTTCGCTTAGAGGGATGCTTATTTTAGGATTATCAAGTTAGCTCGGAGGATTGTCTTTTTTATCTTTCGGGTCATCCCAATTTTTGCTAGCAGCACCGAAAATCAAGCCAAGCATTAAAGGAATCCATATTTTGTCATCGCTACACAGATTGTTGATGTCAAAATCTTTTTTGGAATGGCTGTTTTCAAAATCATCCATTGTAAAGCCTCCTCACTTCGGAAGCGTCAAATTCAGGACGCTTGCAAGCTGGTTCAAGTCGATACCACGCTCTTTGGCGAGGTTCTGCGCCATCGTCCTGAGCTGCGTTTCGTTTTTGCCCTGAATCAGGTTCAAGCCCTGCATGATAGGGGCGTTTTGCCCGCTCAACTGCTGGATAAGCCCCATCGGGTTCTGTCCGGCACGAGCCAAATTTGCAAGCTGCATGATGGGGCTGTGCGTAATCATATCAAACGGAGAGGGCATAGTTATTCTCCTTTCTTCGCTGCGGCAGTGGGCTTAGAAAAGCTTTTCTGCCACTTTTCCAGTTCATCCAGCCTGTGGACGAGGGCGTTATACTCTTCAACAGGCACATACTGCTGTGTCGGTGCAGCGGTCTGCTGTGCCTGTTGCGCTTGTATCTGCCGCCATGCTTCCGGGCTGTAAAACTCCTGCACATAGGATTCACAGGTGTCCGGGTTCAGCCGCTTGCAGTAGATCACGCCACTCCGCAGGTCGGGGCAGTAGGTCGGTCTGCCATACAGGTCAGACGGTATTGCCAAAAATTCTTCCCTGCTAGAAACAGGTCTGCCAAGCAACCAGCCGCCGTCCTGTACCGACTGCTGAACAGGCTGCTGCCCATTCATCGGCTGCGGACGCTGCGGCTGTGCCTGTTGCATCTGCGTGTTGGGTAGGGGAGTGGCAAGCCCAACTGTGCTCATGCCGCCGTAAGGGTTGACTGGCTGCTGTGGAACGTAGGGCGCTCCGGGTGTCTGGTAATAGCTCATAATACATCCCTCCTATTGCGCTCAGTGTACCGCACTGGCAAAAAACGAGAGACAACGAAGGTACAACGAAGGGCAAAAAGCTTGACTAGAGCTTGATTAAATCTTGATTAGAGCTTGATTATTTTAAGCAAAAAAAGAAAAGCGCTCATGCGGATTTTTCCGTGTGGGCGCTTAAAGATATAAATATACTTATACAAAATGATGCAAAATAGAAAGTTTGAACGTTTTACTTGCAAAAAATCAAGAGCGGAACTGCTCACAGGCAATGCCGCTCTCTACAAAGGCCGTAGCCTTTTAAATATCCACCCTCTTGTGCTTCTTCTAGAGGCCGGGTGGATTTGTTGAGATTATTATACCACAAATCGTGCAAAAAGAAAAGCCAGCGGGTAAACGTTCTTCCGCTGGCTCTCTGTACACATTTCTCCGAAGTGTGTGTACTCTACTTCGGACGGTATAAACAGTATATCACACATTCGGCATTTTGTCCAGAATTTTTTCAATGCCTTTCAGCCGGTAGCCTACCGCCGTCCGGCTGTAATGTGTCTGTGCTGCAATGTCCGGCAGCGGGAGCCGCTCCACGTACCGCAGTAAGGCTATCTTACGGTCTACCCTCCCAAGCGGTGCGCTTTTGATGGCGGCGGTCATCTGCTGCCGGTCAAGTCCTTGCAGCGCAGCGGGCAGCACTACGCGAGCCGCCGCCACGAGCAGCACCGAGCCAGAAGGGCTGCGGGAGCTGTCCGGCGTTACGCACCATAGTGCCAAGCACGGCAAACTGGTGACGTTTTGTCACCAGTTTCGTGACGTGCCGAAATTGCTCTTGTGCGATTTTGTTGAGGTCAACAAAATCGTCGTATGTAGTGCTGCTCATGGTATTACTCCTTGCTATCCAAAACGGTTACTGCGTACACGCGGAGGCTTTCCAACTTTTCGATAACGGCATTATAAGTTGCTTCCGTTGCGATGTGTGCGATGCGCTCCAGCTCATTGTTCTCTTTTGATGCAGCGATGATTTCATCCACAGATACGCGTTTCATGGCTTCAATCAAATCGAGCAAATCTTCGATATTTACTGCGTTCATGATATCCTCCTTACTGCGTGATTTCCTCAGTGTTCGCCTTGTCCTCCGCGTCCAGAGCGTCGTAGTACGCCTGGGCAAGGGCTTCCACCTCTGCGATGTCGTCCTCCGTCAGCAGTCCGTTGTCGTAGTGCATATATGCTTTATCCAGCCAGAACGCAACATCGCGTCCTGCTGCAATTTCCCGCTTGATGGAGCGCAGGGTCAGGTCGTGTCGGGCTTTGCTTTTAATTGCCATATGTACCTCCTTATGTGTTGGTCATTGATGCCACAGCATCCTCAAGGTCAGTGATGCGCTTGATGGGGTCAGCTCTGCCGGTAACGGTTACACTGTCCGCGTCGGTCATCAGGGTGTTCACGCCGCTCAGAGAAGAGATAGGCTGTGCGCCGGTTGCGGTGAAGGGCACAGGCTCTGCCAGCTTGTAAGCGATTTGGACAGGGGTTCCGGCGGCGTACTGGGCGGCAAGGTAGGCTTTCAACGAAGCAACTTCATGTCCCGCTGATATATCGGGCAGCAAGCTATTCGGCACGCAGTACATAAAATAGTACGACATTCCTACTGTAGCAAAGCCAATTCCAACATTTCTCCCACCCCACACATCTTTGGCCGTTGCCGGTAAATGGCTGCAAATGCCTTTTACGTTTATGCGATCATAATCGTTAATGTCGTATGTATAAAATCCTGTAGCAGCAGGGTTGTTAGCATTGAGTCCCCATGTGCTCCATTTTTCCGTCCCATCTAACGTCACCAGTTTCCACGTCTCCTGCCCCTCTCCCGTCACCGCATCCACCTCGCCTCCGTAGATGGTGTGGGGTAGGGTCAGGGTGGCGGTTTGGCCGGTGTAAGGGGCGTAGGTGGTGGATTCACCTACTGTTGCAATGACTGGCGTGCCATAGGGTACTGACCCTGATGAAAAATTGACACAGTAATACGCGCATTTTGCTGGCGTTTTAAACGTAAGCTCAAATCCGACAATACCGATTACATTCTTTTTTTCATCATAAAAGCAACCGCCTTCTACGTTTTTATTAAAGCGATAGGTTGTATTCGGTGAGCACGGTTGAATGCCTGATATCCAATAATTACTTGAATTTGATATCTCATAATAATTGGTTGCGGCATTGAAATTCTGATATTTATTATTTTGGAACAGCGACGGATTTAGCAGATTATCCCCGCACCTTGTCACTGTGATGCTGTCACGTCCCTTGATGGGACGGATGTTCTCGTAGGGTGCATAGGCGGCTGGTATATCCTTGGACACCATCAGCCTAAGCTGTATGTCGGTATTCACGCCGGGTGTCAGCTTGGCGGCTATAGAAAGGCTATCTTCATCTTCTGTGCGCAGTCCCCACGCAGATGATACATCCCCCTTTAACGCAAACGGGGTGATTTTATAGCCCTTCCCGCGCAGTTCGGTTTGAGTGCACGAGGCAACGGCAAACGAGTATTGGCCCTCCTCCGTCACCTCGCTTGACGGCACACCGCTAACCTTAAATACATCGCCATCAATCGTTATAGTCACACCATAAGGCTTACCTACTGTAGCCGTACATTGAGATATATCCAGCAGGTTAGGTCCGCCGCCTGCCGGGTACGGCGTTCCTTCGCCCTGCTGCGTTGGCTCCCAACTGGTCACCACCCCAAGCGGATAGGCTGCCAAAGGGTAGCACTGCACCGGGTTCCCGGTCTCCTCAAGGGGCGGGCAGAGCATATCCACGATGTGCTTGCTGCTCCATGCGTCGGGCCCCACGGTGGTGTCATCAATTTGTGTGCCATCTTTGCCGTCTGCACCTGCCGGGCCAACGTCGCCTTTAGGGCCTTGCGGGCCGGTCTCGCCCTTCTCGCCCTGCGGCCCCTGTTCACCACGAGGGCCAGTTTCACCCTGCGGGCCAGTGGCACCCGTATCGCCTGTGGGGCCTTGAGGGCCTTGCTCACCCTGCGGGCCAACCGGGCCGATGGGGCCGGTGTCGCCCTTGTCGCCTTTGAAGTCACCGCTTGCAATGCCGTTCTTCAGCTCCTGCAGGCTGTCAGCGGCTTTCTGAGCGCTCTGGGCTGCATTGCCAGCACTGGTGGCTGCTTCACTGGCGGCGGTCTGGGCATCGGTCTTAGCCTGCTCTGCGGCGGCGGCATCGGTGTGCACGGCCCCCACCAGCTCCTGCCAGGCAGGTGTGCCGGGCTCCGGCATGCTGCCGTCCTCCGTGCCGGAGTTGGCAGCCACACGGTAGCGCAGATCTGCACTTGTCACGGTGCGGGTACCATCGCTGCCCTCGAAGGTCACACAGCCGTTGCCGGATTGTGCGGTCACGCTGGCAGGCACGGCCACATAGCCGTCCACCACCAGCGAGGACGCCGGGTCCTTGCCGTCCGGGACGTGCCAGAACGCCCGGATGGTCAGGCCCTCCCACTCGCCGGAAGCAGTGACGGTCAGCCGGTACACGCCCCGGTTTTTGGTGTAGCCAAAGCGCACCATCTGCTCATAGCCGGGCACTTTGACAACGCCATTGGATGCGAGAGATACGCTTAGCTCGATCATAAATTACTCCTTGTTGATGGTAGGCTTCTTTTCTGCCAATGCCTTCTTCATCAGGCTCACGGCCTTTTCAATCACCGCGTCAAGCACTTCATCCGTGATGATAGGCTTCAGCCATGCAGGGCAGGCCGCACGCAGGGCGTCAAAGACCTGCTTCTTTTTCTTTGCGCCCTGGCCGCTGCCCATGATGCTGTCCTCGGCCTTGCACACGAGGTCATAGGCCAGATCTTTGACCAGCTGCTTATAGCCCATGCGGATAGCGCCGACTGCCAGAGCCACAAAGCCGACGATGATAAGAACGATTGCGACGGGGGCTGGGATGAAATTAAGCATTGCTTCCATGATTTGTTACTCCTTTCAGCAGGTAGTTGTTAATATCGGATTTGCTTTTTTGCATACCTTCGCGGTTGTTGCCGGACAGCTGCGAATCCAAAAGATTTTGTACGCCAACGAGTACGAGACGCATTTCTTCATCGAGGCCGTCAAATCGGCGCAGGTCTCTTGCAAGGGCTTGTGTGTGTTGAAGCTGCCCCTGTTCCAGCACACCAAGTCTTTTGTCGAACGCATCCATTCGCTTGTTCTGCGCATCGTCGGGGGCCTGTGCATTTTTGACGTACTTGTGGATGATGTCCAGCACCTTGTCGATGGTGATGACCGCAGCGCACAGGCTGCCCAGGATGCCCAGCACCCACAGTAGAGCTTCTTTTTCGGTCATTTGCCCTCCCGGAGACGGGTCAGGCCCTTCTTGCAAATGATACTGGTATAGTCCTTGTAGGCAATGGACAGGTCAACATTGCCTGCAACGCCCGGAACGCTGCCGGAGCTGGTATGCTGCCACATCCCATAGGGGTATACCGTGGCGGGCTTCTGGCTACGGTAGGCAGCCAGCCACACATCATAGGGCTTGAGCGCCGCGCCGGTCATGTAAAGGTGCTTGTCTGCATAGCTCAGGTAGGTGTACAAGATAGAGTAAAATCCCCAGTCCTGCACCGTTTTTAGCTCGTAAGCGGTCAGGTCTGTCAGCACCTCTTTGCTAAGTTTCGCGGGCAGCGCGTCCTCGATGTCCACAGCCACCGGCAGGCGCAGCGTCTTGCCGATCAGGGCGCTTTTCAGCAGGGCCAGCTCCTTGTCAGCTTCTGCCCGGCTGACGGCCTTGAAATAGCCATACACGCCTACCGGGATGCCAAGCCGAGTGCACTCTGCATAGTTGCGCTCAAAGGTCGGGTCAAGATACGGCTTGCTGGGTGCGCCTGTCTTGCTGTTGCCCATTGCCCGCAGCATCACGCCGTCAATTTTTCCGCTGGCCTTGACCTTGTCCCAGTCGATGTTGCCCTGCCAGCGGGAAACGTCCATGATTGTTTTACTCATTTAAGCCTCCTTGTTCTTATTGCCGGTCTTGTCCTCCAGCAGCTCGATCAGCTCCTTATACTCGGCATCGGTGATGCGGCCAATGGCGTAGAAAACGTCCAGCTTGTCCGCAAGACCAGCGGTCTGTCCGCGCTCGATCAGGCGTTTACAGATACGATACAACATAGTTTTTACCTCCTTATGTGGTGGTGTCAGTGGTGGTGTCGTCGGTCATCCCCAGTTCCAGCAGGGCGACGCGGTATTCATGATCTACCGCCAGGGCATCCGTGTCCGCCTGCGCGGCCTGGGTCTCGGTCAGCAGTTCGGCAAGGGTGGGATAGTGGTAGCCGGTGAGCCAGATCTCTACGGTGTAGCCGCCGGTCGACGTTTCTGTTGCAAAGTGCAGGGTCCCGTCTGTCCGGAAAGTCGTGTTGGATGCGAAAATTCCAGTGCCATTTCCGTAGCTATGATTGGCGGTGCCGCCTTTTGCAATGTCTACTTCCTCGCCGTACCCGCCGGTACTGCTGTTATATTTCGTCTTGACGTGCACGTAGTCCAGGCCGTCTGGCATTTTGATATCGTAGGTCTTCCACCTTTTTCCAGTTTCTTCGTAGTGGTTCCACACCAGCCGGGGCTCCGACTTTACCGCCACGGCGGCAGCGATCTTGTCATTGAGCGTTTTGGCGCTGAGGGTGCCGTCCGGGGCGATGTCCAG